CTTCGGCAACTAATCTATGAACATTCCTGTTTCTACGAGTTTTGTTCTTAGTTAGCATAACTTTCACGTAACCATTACCACTTCTGGTAGGAGCTAGTATTTTACCTTTGACCAGGCGTGTTTTACCTCCTCTACAACCAACAATTTTATCGTAGCTTCTCACATTACCTAACGTAGAAACTTGATAGAGTCCTTCATATCCAGTAATATCCTTCCACTCTTCAGACTTACTAGACATGAATAAAATTATGCGTCGGCATTAGGATTCTCAACAAAATCCTCATCATCCTCATCTTCTTCAGTTTCGGATATGACATCTTCATCAATAAGGTGCTTAACCCACATACCTAAGATAAAGATGACATAGAATTTGTCTTCCTCCTGTTTGTAGTTAACCTTGTCAGAGACTTCATTAACTACATCTAACATTGTGAACTCCTCTTTAGCCATAGCATCATCAGCTATAGCAGACATTTCTTCTACATAAGGTCTAGCCTTCTGCATTGCTTCGTCAAAACTCTTTACTAAGGCTATGCCTTCATCACCTCTAATTTGCATAGCAACAGATAGAGGTTGTTGCAATTCATTTCTAAAGAAGCCCAAATAGAAAGCTTTCTCTACATTTCCGTTCACGAAGTCATTGAAAGATTTAGCTTTCATTACTTCTTCTACTTTGAAATCAATTTCTGATACGTCTCTGATTTTGTCCATAATGTTATGATAGCAACCCACCAATCTTCTCGGCCATGGCTGTTGCTTTGTTAGAAACTGCTTCAAGGTTTGCAGCTTCAGTTTGTAATTCGATAATCTCTTGTTCTCTAACCTCTTTCTCTGCTTGAGCTTTAGATGCTACCTCTTTAAGATTGGTAACAGCTTTCTCAAATACATCAATAATCTTAGCTGATTCCTCGGCTAGTGAGGTACTTGTTACTTTAGCCGGTTCGGCTGATTGTTTCTTTCCAAACATCTTATAGG